TAATTTTGTTATTGAAAAAGGAGAGATTATCAAGGTTAAGGGTGAAAATGGAGTTAGGTTTAAGTTCCACAGCCTGGTAACAAATACAGAAACAGGAAGCCAGTGGGTTGATTGTTTTGAAATTTGGCGTGGAACCGTCGGGGTACACAGATCATTTAGAATTGATAAAATTAAGCGTATTCCTAAAAAGAGAGCAAAGAAGGTAAAGAGTGTCAGCAGAAGAACAACTCGTACAGCATCTTGATGAAGTTAACAAGGTAGTGGAAAAGTACCTTGCAGGTAATGAACCCACCCAGATTTCAAAAGAATTGGCTATGCCAAGACAAAAGGTTGTGGCATATATTAATGAGTGGAGAGCCATGGCAGCAGATAATGCTGCTATTCGTGCACGTGCAAAAGAGGCACTAGTTGGTGCGGACACTCATTATACAAAACTAATTAGTAAAGCATATGAGGTTATTGATGAAGCGACAACTACTGCAAATCTATCTGCAAAAACTGCAGGCATCAAGTTGGTTATGGATCTTGAGTCTAAGCGTATTGATATGCTTCAGAAAGCAGGACTTCTTGAGAATAAAGAGTTGGCTGAAGAGATGCTTGAGATTGAACGCAAGCAGGAAATCCTAGTTGGCATTCTTAAAGATATTGCTTCAGAATATCCACAAATTCGTGATGAAATTATGCGTAGACTCTCAAGTGTCGCTAAAGAGCGAGAAGTAGTTACTGTGGTGGTTAATAACGATGTTTGATGATTTTTTAGATGCACTAAAATCTGATAATTTTGCCGAGATTCCAGTAGATGCTAAAACATTTGTTGAGGGTGAGTTTTATCTAAATCAACCGCCATTGTCAGAAATTCAGTATGACATCGTGGAAGCTATGAGTCAAATTTATAAGCTTGAAGATCTGATTGATCTGATGGGCGAAGAGGAAGGCAGACGCTATTACAAAAAATACACAAAGAATGAGGTCATTCTTCAGCTGGGCAAAGGTTCGGGTAAAGACTTTACTTCTACAGTTGCATGTTCCTATATTGTATATAAATTACTTTGTCTTAAGGACCCTGCTCGTTATTTCGGTAAGCCTAGCGGAGACGCTATTGATATTATTAACGTGGCGATTAACGCACAACAAGCAAAAAACGTTTTCTTTAAAGGATTCAAAACAAAGATTGAAAAGTCTGAATGGTTTGCTGGAAAATTCTACGCAAAAGCAGAATCCATTGAGTTCGATAAATCTATTACAGTTTATTCTGGACACTCAGAACGTGAAAGTCATGAGGGACTCAACCTTATACTGGCGGTTCTTGACGAGATCTCTGGATTCGCTCAGGAAATTGGAACTGGTAACGACCAAGGTAAAACTGCGGATAACATCTACAAAGCTTTCCGTGCTTCTGTGGACTCACGATTTCCAGACCTGGGAAAAGTTGCACTCCTTTCATTCCCTCGCTATCCTGGAGACTTCATCTCGCAAAGATATGATGCCGTAATTGCTGATAAAGATGTGGTGGCTAAGACTCATAAATTTATCATGAATGAAGATTTGCCAGAAGATGCCGAGGGGAACTCCCTGGAAATATCTTGGGACGAGGATGTTATTACTTCCTATAAGATTCCAGGAGTATTTGCACTTAAGCGTCCAACATGGGTAGTAAATCCTACTCGTAAGATTGACGACTTCAAGGTTTCATTCTTTACCGATATTGGTGATGCTATGCAGCGTTTTGCTTGCGTCCCTACATTTGCATCCGACGCATTCTTCAAGCAGCAGGATAAGGTTCGTGCTTGCATGACCATTAGAAATCCTATCGATAGTGCAAAGAGATTTGATGAAACCTTTAAGCCTGATCCAGATAAAAAGTATTACGTTCATGCTGACCTTGCACAGAAGCATGACAAGTGTGCTGTAGCAATTGCTCACGTAGAAAAATGGGTAAATATTCAGGTAGTTAAGGATTATCAGCAGGTAGTGCCTGTCGTAGTTGTAGATGCTGTGGTATACTGGGAACCTAGGATTGAAGGACCAGTTAACCTTTCAGAGGTTAAGCAGTGGATCCAAAACCTGCGTAGGCAGGGATTTGATATTGGAATGGTCTCGTTTGACCGCTGGCAATCATTCGATATTCAGAATGAGTTAAAGCAGGTAGGAATGAGAACAGAGACAGTCTCAGTTGCAAAGAAGCATTACGAGGATATGGCTATGTTGGTATACGAAGAGAGACTCGCTATGCCAGCAATAGATCTTTTATTTGAAGAGCTTACAGAGCTTAAGATTATGAAAGGTAATAGGGTAGATCACCCTCGCAAATCTTCTAAAGACCTTGCAGATGCTGTATGCGGAGCAATCTTTGGAGCAATTAGTCACACACCAAAAGACCAAAATCTTGAGGTAGAAATACATACATTCAGAGATAGACCAAAATCTGTACTTGACACAGGCAAGGATAATGTGATATCATATAAACCTATGCCAAAAGAAGTAAAAGAATACTTGGCTAGATTTGATCTAATCTAACTAATAAAGAAAAGGAAATAAAAAATGACTTCACTAAAGAAGCCTCTTATTGCTATTGCCACCGCAGTAGCACTTGTTACAACCGCACTAGTTGCTGCACCTGCTAATGCTGCAGTCGCAACTGGTCTAACTATCAATGGAGTTGCCACTTCGACTGATGGTCTTACTACTGCTAACGCTGTAGTTCTTCCAGTTCCTGCTGACAACAGCGTAGATGTTACTGATGCTGTTCGCATTGCTGTTACTGGCGTTGACAATAACGTTGCCGTAACTGCTGTTGCTTCAGGTGCTTACCTTACCAGCAAGGTAACTTCAGGCGATGCTCGTGTTGCCGCAAATGCAGGTACTACAAATGCAACTGTAAACACTGGTACTGGTACTACTGCTACCTTCTATGCATTTACTACTTCTACTACTGTAGGAACTGTAACTGTTACTGTAGGTACTGCTACTCCAGTTGTCTACTATGTAAAGGGCACTGCTGGTGCACTTAACAGCGTTGCTGTAACTGCTCCAACTGCTGCTCTTGGAACCACTGCAAAGGTAACCGCTACTGGTACTGACGTATTTGGTAACCCAGTTGCTGGCTCAACTGTAGCTATCCAGGTTATCAGTGCTACCGACACTAACACCTATTCGGTAACTACCGATGCCAAGGGTCTAGCTGTCAAGGAGATCTCTGGTCTTGCTGTAGGAACCTATGATGTTGTTGCTACTGCTACTGTTGCTACCGCTGTAGATGGTCTTGCCAAGCCTGCTGGTTTTGTTAAGACCCAGTTCAAGGTTACCGACCTTGTTGCTCAGATTGCTGAGCTACAGGCTGAACTTGCTGCTGCAAAGGATGCCCTAGCTGCTGAGAAGGCTGCACACGCTGCTGACGTAGCTAAGGCTGCTGCTGATGCTGCTACTGCTAAGACAACTGCTGACGCTGCTCTAGCTGCTCAGATTGCTGCTGGCAACGCTGCTTTCAACGCACTGGCTGCAAAGTGGAACAAGAAGTTCCCTAAGTCTAAGGTTGCTCTTCGTAAGTAATTTATAAAGATTAAGGGGGCTGATCCGCATTCAGCCCTCTTTTTCTATACAAGTACCTTTTTATAGAAACAAAATGGTATAATTGTATAGAACATCCTCTCAAAGGATGTTTTTGTTCTAAGGAGGACAAATGATCAAACTAAGTGACAACAAAGTGACAATCGTGACAATCCAAGACAAATTATTCATGCTATCACTGTAAAGAATAATGTCGCCAAGATCCGTGACAGGGATCGCAACAACATAAAAAATAAGGAGGTAGCAAAATGAAACTTAAATTTGCTGCAATTATTACATCTATTTTGATGCTATCTATTTGTACAACACCAATAAAGGCTGCTGAAGCTTCAACAACAAGATTTTCGGTACTGCCAACAACTAAAAAAGAAATAAGCGTTTTAAGTATGAGGGGTATTGCTATTCATAGTAATGCTAACAAAATTAAAAATGCTTTATCTAAATTGCAAAAAACTGTAGGAAAAACCTGGTATGTTTTTTCTGGAGAAACCCCAGCAGGCTGGGATTGCTCTGGATTAACCAGGTGGTTTTACAAACAGGTTGGTATAAATTTAGAGCACAGAGCATCAAGACAAGCAAAAGCTGGTAAGATTACAAAAGATCCACAGCCTGGAGACATAGTAGCCTTTAGGTATAAAGGATATGAGGATGCATACCATGTAGGTATCTATATTGGAAATGGGCTTATGATCCATGCACCAAAACATGGTCACCTTACTAGGGTTGAAAAAATATCTAATTTTGTAAACAATTATTCGTCAGCTATGTTTATTCAAATACTAGAAACAGTATAATTAGTAGTTGTGTTATATACGCAATTAGGGTATACTAGATTAGGGAAGGGTAAAATCCTTCCCTTTTCTTGTCCCTCAATTAGTTTAAAAAGGAGTTAGAATAGATGTCTATTACTATTGTGTACTTCTCAAACTATTCAGGAAATACTAAAAGATTCGTAGAAAAGGTAAAAGATGGAACTTGGAGTGTTACTCGTATTCCTATTGACAATGGCATTGATTCTATCACTGTCAGCGACCCTTATATTCTTTTTGTTCCAACTTACGGTGGGGGTAGTGAAAAATCTGCTATTCCACGACAGGTTCGACATTTTTTAAATGTCCCTAAAAACAGAGAATTGATCCGAGGCATAGTCGGTCTTGGAAACACAAACTTTGGAGAGCATTACTGCAAGGCTGCAGATATGATCTCACAAAAAACTGGGGTACCAGTAATAGCCAGAGTGGAAATCTTTGGCACAGAAGATGATGTAAATAAAGTAAAAGAAAGGCTGGGGTTATTAAATGACACCGAATAATGGTTATAGCTACCATGAGTTAAATGCCATGCTAAATCTGTATGGCGAAGATGGAAAAATTCAGTTTGATAAAGACAAGGAGGCAGCAAGAGCTTACTTCCTTGATCACGTAAATCTAAATACTGTATTCTTTCACAGCCTAGAAGAAAAGTTACATTATCTGGTTGAACATGACTATTATGAAAAAGAAATTCTTGATCAGTACGACTTTGAGTTCATCAAGACTATGTTTAAGAGAGCATATGGATACAAGTTCCGTTTCCCAACATTTGTTGGTGCCTACAAGTTCTACAGCCAGTATGCACTAAAGACATTTGATGGTGAGCGTTACCTAGAACGTTTTGAGGACCGTGTGGTCATGAACGCCCTAATGCTTAGTCGTGGAGATAAGAAAATGGTACCAGGATTGATCGATGAAATTATCTTTGGTCGCTTCCAGCCAGCTACCCCAACCTTCCTAAATGCAGGACGTAAACAGCGTGGAGAGTATGTTTCGTGCTTCCTGTTGCGTGTTGAGGACAACATGGAATCGATTGCTCGTGCAGTCAATTCGTCACTTCAGTTATCAAAGCGTGGCGGTGGCGTTGCACTTAACCTAACAAACATTCGTGAGCTTGGTGCACCTATCAAGAAGATTGAGAACCAGTCTTCAGGAATTATCCCAGTCATGAAAATGCTTGAGGATGCATTTAGTTATGCAAACCAGCTAGGTTCACGCCAGGGTGCAGGAGCTGTCTATCTAAACGCACACCACCCAGACATCATGCGATTCCTAGACACCAAGCGTGAGAACGCTGACGAGAAGATGCGTATTAAGACTCTCAGTATTGGTATTGTTATTCCAAATGTTACTCTAGAACTCGCTCGTAACAACGAGGACATGTATCTGTTCTCGCCATACGATATTGAACGGGTATACGGAAAGCCAATGAGCGACATCTCCATTACAGAGCATTACAATGCCCTTGTTGATAATCCAGAGATTCGTAAGTCAAAAATTAAGGCACGTGTATTATTTGAGCGTATTGCTGAACTTCAATTTGAATCTGGCTATCCATATGTAATGTATGAAGATACTGTTAATGATGCCAACCCTGTTGCAGGTCGCATCAACATGTCGAACCTCTGCTCAGAGATTCTTCAGGTCAACACCGAAAGTACCTACAAGGCAGATCTTGGCTATGACATTATGGGTAAGGACATCAGCTGCAACCTTGGCTCTATGAACGTGGCAAAGGCTATGGAATCTCCAGACTTTGGCAAGTCGGTAGAAATGGCTATCCGTGCATTGACTGCTGTATCTGATCTTAGCAATATTGAATCAGTTCCATCAATTGCGTATGGAAACGACAAGAGCCACGCCATCGGTCTTGGTCAGATGAACCTGCATGGATATTTTGGTAAGGTAGAAATGCTCTATGGAGAAGAAGAATCTGTAGACTTTACTAACATGTATTTCTATACAGTCTTGTATCATGCTCTTCGTGCTTCTAACAAGATCGCAAGAGAGCGTAGCCAGGCATTCGACGGCTTTGAGAACTCAAAGTATGCTAGTGGAGAATTCTTTACTAAGTATATTGAGCAAGAGTGGAAGCCAGCAACAAGCAAGGTAGCCAAGATATTTGTTGATGCAAATATTGCAATTCCAACTCAGGATGATTGGAAGAGTCTTGCTAGTGCTGTAGCTAAGCACGGTATCTACAACCAGAACCTTCAGGCTGTTCCACCAACTGGATCAATTAGCTATATCAATAATTCAACTTCATCTATTCACCCTATTGCTTCTCAGATTGAGATTCGCAAGGAAGGAAAGATGGGTCGTGTTTATTATCCAGCACCGTACCTAACCAATGACAACCGTCAGTATTTTCAGGATGCCTATGAGATTGGTCCTGAGAAGATCATTGATGTTTATGCTGCTGCAACTCAGCACGTAGATCAGGGTCTATCTTTGACACTATTCTTTAAGGATACTGCCACTACCCGTGATGTAAATAAGGCACAGATTTACGCATGGAAGAAGGGTATTAAAACTATTTATTATATTCGTATTCGACAGATGGCTCTAGAGGGCACAGATGTTTCAGAGTGCGTAAGCTGCATGTTATAAGGAGAGAGAAATGACAATTACAAGACCAGTTAACTGGAATAAGCTAGAAGATCAGATTGATCTTGAAGTCTGGAATAGACTAACAGCCAACTTCTGGCTGCCAGAAAAGGTGCCACTATCAAATGATGTGCAATCCTGGGGAACCTTGCATGAAAATGAGAAGTTGCTAACAATGCGTGTTTTTACAGGTCTAACGATGCTGGATACGATCCAGGGTACAGTAGGTGCAGTTAGCCTAATTCCAGATGCTGTAACCATGCATGAAGAAGCAGTACTGACAAATATTGCATTCATGGAATCTGTTCACGCTAAATCGTACTCAAGTGTATTTTCTACACTCTGTTCGACACAGGATATTGAGGATGCCTTTAGATGGTCAGAAGATAATCCCTATCTTCAGAAGAAAGCTGAAACTGTTCTAAAGTATTATCATGGAGATGATCCGCTTAAACGTAAGGTGGCTTCTACACTACTTGAAAGTTTCCTGTTCTACTCAGGTTTCTACCTACCTATGTACTGGTCAAGCCGTGCAAAGCTTACAAACACTGCAGATCTAGTTAGACTTATTATTCGTGATGAGGCTGTTCATGGCTACTACATTGGCTATAAGTTCCAGCAGGCTTTCAATGAGGCATCTCCAGAACGTCAGGCAGAGTTGCAAGACTACACCTACGACCTATTGATGGAGCTTTATGATAACGAGATCAAGTACACCGCAGACCTTTACGATGAGGTTGGCTTGACAGAGGATGTCAAGAAGTTTCTGCACTACAACGCCAACAAGGCACTGATGAACCTTGGGTTTGATGCACTATTCCCTAAAGATGTTTGTGATGTTAACCCAGCCATCCTTTCGGCTTTGTCACCGAATGCAGACGAAAACCACGACTTCTTCTCTGGTTCAGGCTCATCTTACGTAATCGGTAAGCATGAGGCAACAGAGGATGAAGACTGGGACTTCTAGGTATAAAGCACTAAGGGGGCGAAAGCCCCCTTTTTGCATATCTAAATAATGATATAATTAACTTGTTAGACATACCCCACTAACAAGGAGAAAAAATTAAAACCCAAAGATTTTTCTTGGCGATAGCCCTAGCCATTTTACCAATTTTTATGGTAAGTCCAATAGCAAAGGCTGATCTATTGACAGATGCACAGACAGCACTTCTTGCAGGACAGCAAGAGGTATCTGACGCTACTCAAGCTAAGGTATCTGCAGATGCTCGTGTAGTAGACGCTCTTGCAGCGGTAGTTGCCGCCCAAGAAGATGTAAATGCTGCACAAAATAACTATGATACTAATCTAATACCACAAATAACTGGTAGTAGTGGATCAGGATTATCAGTAGATGTCTATAATAATATTATTAGCCGTACTCCAGAAGCATGGCAGCTTTGTACCCACCTCACTGTAAGTCAGATTTCTGCACAGTGGGGTGGTGGCTCTGTATTTGGATGTAACTCTGATTGGGTGACTGCTCACTATTATGGCACACTTACTGTTCCAGCCAGTGGGGTTTACTATTTCCGCAATATCGCTGATGATGGCTTCTACATGACTCTTGACGATCAGCTCGTTATTAATGACTGGCGTGACAAGGGCTGTAGTGGTGGCTGGTATGGTATCAATCTAGAAGCAGGTCACGCATATGCACTTGACGCTTGGTACTACGAGAATGGTGGCGGTGCCTGTTCTACGCTCTATTACCAGAGCACCAATAACTGGGGCGTAGTTCCTGCAGCTTGGTTTGGTCAAACTCAAATAACAACAATGGTTCATGACCCTGCCCTGCTTGCAGTTCTTCAAGATAAGCAAAATCTTTTAGCAACTGCTCAACAAGAATTGGATGCTGCTCAAATTGCACAAGCAGAAGCACAGATTAGACTTGATAATGCTCAAGCGGCTATACCAGCATTGCAACAGGCAGTGGATACTGCTCAGGCAGCCGTAGATGCTGAAAATGCAAGGATACTTGCAGAGCAGCAAGCAGAAGCAGATAGGTTGGCTGCCCAGCAAGCTGCAGATGCGTTAGCAGCACAGCAAGCGGCTGACGCCTTGGCTGCCCAACAAGCTGCTGAAGCTCAGGCAGCAGCAGAAGCCGAAGCAGCCAGATTGGCACAAGAGGCACAAGCAGCAGCAGACCTAGCTGCACAGCAGGCAGCAGCTGATGAAGTTGCTAGACAGGCTGCAATAGATGCAGAAAATGCTAGAATAGCAGCAGAAGCCGAAGCTACAAGAATTGCTCAAGAGCAGGCAGCAGCTCAAGAAGCTCAGAGACAAGCAGATGCTCTTGCTGCACAGCAAGCTGCTCAAGCAGCAGCACAAGCAGCGGCAATACAGGCAGAAGCAGATAGGATTGCAGCGGAACAAGCAGCAGCAGCTCAATTGGCAGCACAACAGGCTGCTCAGGCAGAAGCTGATAGAATAGCAGCAGAGCAAGCAGCTCAGGCAGCTGCAGAAGCAGCCAGAATAGCAGCAGAACAGGCGGCTGCTCAGGCAGCAGCAGAAGCAGCAGCTACTCCAACTCCAACGCCAAGCCCTTCAGAAACATCAGGTATAATAGAACCAACACCAACAGAGGAGCCAGTTGTCCCAACTCCAGAACCAAGCGTGGAACCAACCATTTCACCTACGGAAGAGCCAACACCTTCACCTTCGCCGTCCACGGAACCTACTAAAGAGCCAACAACGCCTGTCGTACAACCGACACCAACTCCAGAGCCAGTACCAGCCCCAGAAGTACAGCCAGAACCTCAGCTACCTGTAACTAAAGAAGAGGCTGTAGCAGCAATATCTAATCTGACAGATATAGCTCCAGAGGATTTAACTGATAAACAGGTTGCAGCTTTAGTAGCAGCAGCAAATGTTGTATTTGAAAATGCAGAACAAGGATCTCCAGCCTATCAGCAGGCTCTAGAGGCTCTTGCAGTTGCAGCTCAAGCAGATGACCCACAACTTCCTGCAGAGCTTGCAGCTATTCCTGGAGCAGCAGCCGTACTAGAAACATTTAATGCTATTGGAAACGTTGGTGCAGATATGGCTCCAGCAGTTCGTGAAGAAGCAAAGAAAGAAGTTTTGGCTACCGTTGTAGCAGCAGGTGCAGCAATAAATGCAACCGTCGGAGCTGCAACATCAGCTGCCTCAAGTGCAGCAGCAACAGCATCTTCTGGATCTTCAGGAGGATCAGGAAGTTCTGGTAGTTCTTCAGGCGGTTCATCTGGCGGTAGTTCAGGAGAATCATCAACAGAATCTAAATCAGGCTCGTCAGCCAGAAGGAAGGAAAAATAATGATAGAAAAAATTAGAAAGTTCTTTAACGATATTCTACAGCAAGCCTGGACACTTCTGGGTATGTTTGTGGCATGGGTAGTTTTAGAAGGCTCAGCAAAAACTGTAGTTGGAAACCTAATATTAATAACCCTAGGTATTTGGGTTGTTACTTATCCAATTAGAAACAAAGACTAATGGTCTATAAACAAACCCCTGAAAGGAAATAAAGTGAAGTTATTTGGAAACGTTTTAATGAGAATCGTTGCCACTTTTGTAGCCTCAGCATTAGGAGTAATTGGTGCTGGAGCTATTGGTGGTGTCCCAATTTGGGCAGCAGCATCTATGGGAGGTATCCTGGCAGTCGCCAAGGTTGTAGAGCTTTTATCTCTAGCATTCCTAGAAGATGGAAAGCTTACTAAGGCTGAGATTAATGCTGCATTTAGACAGACCGTAGCTCTAAAGGATGTGGCATCTGAGGATGACGCTCCAGCAGCAAAACCATCAAAAAAAGCTAAGGCTACACCAGAAAGCAACCACGCTGATGTAGTCTGCGATACTTGTGGTAAATAGTCTATAAAATTGCTTGACAGCCCTCCCTAGATAATGTATACTTAATATGTATCTGGGGAGGGTTCCCCATTTTAGATGGAGATTAAATGTCATTTGATAAAAATAAAAAGCCTCAAAAGTTTTTTGAGCGTTTCCTAAACAACAACCTAGAAGAGGTAGCAAATGATCTTCGTTCAGAGTATGAAAGAATTGCCACTGGACAGATGATTGGAATTAAGCCACTAGATGATGTAAAAGATATCTTTACCTATTCTAAGTCATATTCTACCCAAAAGTCAAGAGAATACAATGCATTTCAAATGTACTATCCATGGATTCATGATCTTTATTCTGCTGTAGTTAGCATGACACGTGAAGCTTGTGAGTACTACGAGGTTGATTATAATTCAGAGCAGTGGATGTGTCAGGCTTGGTTTAACATCAATAGTCGTGAAAAGGGTGGAAAGCTAGAATGGCACGATCACGTTCCAGAAGGCTTCGATGCACCAGGATTCCATGGCTACTACTCAGTAAATGCTGAACCATCAGAAACGCATTATCTAATTAACAATGTTCCAAAGGTAAATGTTAACAAGAATAACCGTGCGGTACTATCCATGGTAGGATTCCCTCATGCACAGGGACCATGGGAATGGGATGGGGATCGCATTACTGTTGCCTACGATGTTTTGCCATTGAGTAAGATTCTTCAAAAAGACTTCCTGGCATCTAATTTTGGTCCAGACGAATCATTCTGGGAACAGCACTATTTCCCACTACCAAAATTTGACAATTAAATACTTGACAAAATGATATTCAAAGCGTATAATTTTAATATGAGCGAAAATGAACAAGATGTCCTAGTCTTCGATAAAGAAGAAATTTGGAAGTGGCTGCAAATTGGTATCGACAAAGGTTGGGTATCAGATCCATTCTGTTATACACATGATGGTGATCCATATATGTCAGAAGAAGAAGAGAAAGAGTGGGAAGACGGAGGAGATCCGTGTTGCCCAGTACTCAAGATTCTGGTATAATTAAAATTCAAAATTCAATATAGAACATGACCTGAGTACGCAGCAGATTATTCTAGATAATAACGTGCGGTACTGAGTGAGGTAATTACTCTGACGAGGTAGGCGTTGTCGTTTCCTACCACCTTGCCCCTTAGCTCAATGGCAGAGCAGAGAGCTGTTAACTCTAAGGTTGTTGGTTCGAGTCCAGCAGGGGCAGCGATACGTTAGTTGTAGAGTCCACAGGATAAACCAGCAAACGTTTAGGAACGTATCCTCATACAGGAGACCCGACTGTATGCGAAAGATGGGAATGCCGAAAGGTGAGTACTTATCCGAAGGGTCATGCGTGTGTTGCATAATGGTAGTGCCTCTGCCTTCCAAGCAGACGGTGGGAGTTCGATTCTCCCTACACGCTCTGATAGATTCTAATCAAATCTATTAACCTTTCATTGGGTGAAAGCGACAATGAACGTTTCCATAAATGACAATATGGACGCAAGCGTAGGCGTAAACAAACTTAGTTTGCATACTAGGATTTAGAAAATGCACAGGGATATAGGTCTGATTAATCTGATATCCCACTTGGTCTGTTAGCTCAGTTGGTTAGAGCACCACCCTGTCACGGTGGGGGTCGTGGGTTCAAGTCCCATACAGATCGCTCAAAGTATAAGTCTGAACAACTTATACTGAGATAGGTGTATCCGAAAATTACGCTGTCCCAGCGGTAGAGTGAAAGTGTTCAGACTCATGGACTCTATGACTAATGCGAGGACTAGGATATACAGCCAATGGTATGCGAATATAAAACGGTGCACGATTGGCAAATGCCTTCTTAGCTCAGTGGTAGAGCAACGCACTTGTAATGCGTAGGTCGTCAGTTCAATCCTGACAGAAGGCTCAAACAGATAGGAACATTATGGACAAGCCAGATCTTTTAAAAGAATCCGAAAACAATTTTAATATTTGGTATGATACATACGATCCTAATTTTATTGATATTAATAAAAACTCTAGAATGCCATATAAATGGCTTACCTACTCAAGAATTATTGAGGGTAGATATGCAAGTTCTCCGATTAAGCCAATAAACAAATATGTAGAAGCCCTGTATCCTGCCCCAATATTGCTGGATATATCAAATAATATGGTCACTCTACAACAAAGAAATCATGCCGATTTCTTTTTATTGGTAAGAGATAATGGTGAATTTTATAATGTTGACAGACCATGGCAAAGACAATATTATCAAACTAAAGAATCTTTTGATATTCCAGAAAATTGTTTTCAAGAGGTATATAAGTTCTATGTCCCATGGTTTATAGATCAAAATATTGAAGTAAGTTTTGAGACAGTTGACAATTCTCCATTTTACATATACAATAAAAGGGATATGTTCTATAGGGTACAGGGAGTACCAGAATTTGTAGAGCCAATGTTCGTGGCATTTAGTTTTAAAAGAGTTGGAAATCACATGGAAGACAATGACTTTGGAATCATAAAAAGAAATTCTCCAATGTTCAACATTAAATTTTATGCAGATGATATACTGGTAGAAAAGATAAGGAAATTTTATGAAAAAGGATAAGTCTAAAAAAATTAAATTTTTAGCATTAAATGAAAATGCATTTAAAAATATTCAGCCACCAATTCCAGCTGCAAAAGCTATGCCAGAATGGTATCGTGTTCAGCCAGGATTGATTGAAGAAAAACAAGACATGGCACGTGGCATTGCAGCGTCCACCATAAAGAGATGTATGCCAATTTTTGACATGCTAACTGCAGGATATATAATCACAACTCCTTGTGACATTTTTATTGATGCTACTGATCCAGAAAAATTGGTTTATTCGGTACCAGTTCAAATCAAAAGCGGTATTCAATCAGATCTTTTTGCTACTCATGCCATTGAACAGTATCAAAACTATCCAATTGATAAAGAAAAGTATCACAAGAATCTGCTAAGATTACACCCACTCTGGGCTATAGAAACTCCAGAGGGATACAGTACGCTTGTTATTCAACCACATCACAGAGATCACAGTCCACTTGTTGCGTTTGCAGGAATTGTAGATACAGATAAATTTGCTACAGATGGTCACTTTTCATTCTTGGTGGAAAAAAACTTTAAGGGCATTATTAAACAAGGTACTCCACTTGTCCAGGTTATTCCATTTGACAGACAGTCTTGGGAAGGTGAGGTTGTAGAATATTCTGAAGCATTTGATAAATTAGATGCACAAAGATTTAGGCTTAGAAGTGTATTCGTAAACGGTTACAAGAATAAGTATAGACAGAAGAAAGACTTCCATTAATATGGATTTAAATAAAATAACTTTTGTTCCAGCTGAAATCGAAATGATGGATAGGCTACTTGTACCTGAGCCAGGGATTAGACATGTTCCAGAATGGTATAAGGGATTGGTAAGACATGATAATTCAAATGATGAAAAAACTTTAAATCCAGAAAATCATATAGGTACTGACGGTGCTATTGTTTCAACTAAGTTATGCCCACCATACTTTGACGCAATGACAGCTGGGTACATGTATTGCCTTGAAGATGATTTGCATGTAGATCTTGATGAGGATGGAAAGCCAATCCTATATTGGACTGGAGATGTTATGTTGGTGGACAAAAGACCAACAGTTGACTTAGCTATATCTAATGAATATCATCCAATCCACTATGGCTGGAGAATGAACTGGTACTATGAAACTCCCCCAGGATATTCTATATTGCTGACACATCCAATGAACAGGATGGATTTGCCTTTCCAAACATTATCTGGAGTAATTGAGTCAGATATTTGGGGGCTGCCAGTATTCACTGCATTTTTCCTTAAGCGTGGTTTTCGTGGAACAATTCCAAAAGGAACTCCGCTATTTCAAATGATTCCATTTAAACGTGAAAATTGGCAGTTAGAGGTAAACACAGATCCACTAGAGTTGGATAGACACCAGTTGCTTGCGGAAGATAGGCGATCAAGCATTCAGGGACATTACAAGAAAACAACTTGGAGAAAAAAGACCTACTTAGGGCTTTCTAGGAAAAACAAAAATGACAAAAATTAAAGCTTTTATATTTTCTTATAAAAATAAAAATTTACTTGATATTGTTAATAATCTTAAAAATAATACATCAAGTCAGATTGACATAGATATAGTAGAC